ACTTACAAAATAGATTTTATATCTATTTTATCATTCAGAAGTTGGCGCCTTTCGAATATCTTATCCGGAAAGTTTGCTTAAATAGACTCTGTTATGTTGCAGTAAAATGTGTTTAAATCCTATTTCAGCCGTTCGGCTGCCTTCTGGTAGACTTGCTTTTAGTGTGTTCGCTCGAGGCGACTCGATAAAGGTTGCTTGTGGTGAATGTTTTGAATGTCAGCAGAAAGTTTCGAACGAATGGGCTGCTCGCATTGTTTTAGAAGCTCGACAGCATAAGGAAAATTGTTTTGTCACTCTTACGTTTGACGAAAAGAATTGTCCGAAAGAGGTTCGAGTTCGAGATATTCAATTGTTCATGAAGAAGCTGCGAAAAGAGTTCCCGTTCTGTCGTTTCTTCGCTTCGGCTGAATACGGCTCTCTCCGTGGTAGGCCGCACTATCACATTATATTGTTCGGAGTTAGATTTAAAGATGCTCGTTTTTTTAAGTATACCAAAAGAGGCGAACCAATCTATCGAAGTTCGTTACTTGAAAAACTCTGGCCTTACGGCTTCAGCTCGGTCGGAGATATCACCTACCAATCTGCAAAGTATACAGCAAAGTACTTGCAAAAGTTCTGTTCCCGATTCGACCAAGGACGGCACCCCGCTTTCGTCTGCATGTCAAACCGACGCGGAATAGCTTATGATTCTATTGATCCTCGTTGTCTCAAGGACGATAAGTTATACTTGCCTGACGGTCGCACTTGTTCTGTACCTCGTTATTTCCTCAAAGTCCTATGTGAAAGAGGATTCGAGGAGGAAGTACAGGAGTTGCTTCATAGGCGGAGAGTCAAAGCCCAGCTTCTTGAAGTCTCGCAAAAGACTTTGGAGGAGCGTAAACAAAGAATTGTTCAAAAATTTGGTTTATGGACTGTAAACCGAAAGGAGGAAAAAGAATTGTCCTTTAACTATGCAAAACTCGCGTTGATACGCGAAGAGAGAGGAGAAAACTATACCCAGGAGTTTTCCGAGTTTGTCGATGATTGGCAGTATAGTGAAAAGCTGAATGCCCCTGTCGTTGTCGGTCAGATTAACCAGCAGGAGCTCATCGACAGCTACAGAGATTGCGCCCTTGAAGAGTTGCTTAAACGCTATTCGCCAGAAGACTTGAAAGATAGAGGTGTTCAGTATGACGATGGCGTCGCTGACCAACTCGACTATATGAAAGATGACCTTGACCTCTGTCGTGAAGCTCATGAAATGCGGCAGCAGTATATTGAGGAGTTCTCGTTGCCTGATACGGCAACGTTCCAAGATATAGAAGTTAAGCTTCGTGAGAAGATGACAGAGCTTGAGAAACAGAGAGTGAAAGGAGGTGAAGATCTTGAGACGCAGACGCAGACGTCTGTCACGCAGAGCAAATCGCAGGAACTTTCGCAGGACAGCCAGCCGAGTACATCGGCGTAATCTCCGCAGACACATAGCCCGTGGCGGAATAAGACTATAAGGAGATAAAAAACATGGAACTTTACATCTTTGCAATTTACGACAAGGTTGCCCAGACCTATTCGGAGTTGAAACTCGAGAATAATATCGGTACCGCTCATCGCTGGTTTTCCGGCGTGATGGCACAGGCGAAAGTTGATCCTACGGATTTTGACCTTTTCCGCCTTGGTACCTACAATGTCGACAGCGGTATTATTAATGCTACAACTCCGGAGTTTATCGAACACGGAGAGCGTCCAAGTGAGTAAGAATTACGTTTTTAATACCGTTCCGCGGATTTATTACCGCAGGAGTGTTCAAGACCTTTCTCACGGCCATTTGACGACTGGTAACGTCGGCGATTTGATTCCGTTCTACATTCAGGAGGTCTATCCCGGCGATAGTATGAAAGGACACGGCACGGTCGTTTGTCGTACAACTACTCCGTTCATCAAGCCCGTTTTTGGTAACCTCTTCGTTGACATGATGTACTTCTTTGTACCGACCCGCTTGATTGTTAACGACGTAGGCCGTCTTTTCGGAGAGAATACCTCTGGCGCTTGGGCTCCTTCAAGTACGCCTTCCGTTCATACTGTTGTCCCCCCCAACAATTCTACCGGAGTTGTTAAGCATACTGTCGCCAACTATCTTGGGTGGCCGACTGGTGTAAAATCAACTTCGTCGCAAAACGGTGTTTCTGTTCTTCCTTTTCGCGCTTTTGCGCTTGTTTACAATGATTGGTTTAGAGATGAAAACCTTATTCCCCCTGTAGACATCAAGAAAGGTTGGAACGGCGATACTGGTTGGATTGAGCTCCCCGCGTTAATTAACGGTAATGCTTTTTCTGCTTCTAACTATCTTGGCCTTGTTCCCAAGGTCTCGAAAGTGCATGATTACTTTACAAGCTGCTTACCGTCTCCACAGAAGGGAGATGCTCCCGGCATTCCAATTTTGCAGTCCGACCTTCCTGTTATAACCAAGAAGACCAATATTCCTACCGCGAACACGCACATGTCCGATTTGCGTTTTGGTTATTTTACGACTGATTCGAAGCTTGGAGTAAAAATTCCCGGTATCAATGTTACTATTGCCTCTCCGGGTGTAGCTCAAACTCAACTTGCGCAGCCTTATCCCTTATCTGCAACAGCTGAAATGGGTGATATGTGGCCTGCGAACCTTTGGGCTGACTCTTCCTCCTCTGCTGCTACTATTGACATGAACTCTTTGCGCTACATTTCTGCAACACAGCGCATTTTAGAGCGGTCTGCTAGAAGCGGCAGCAGATATATCGAATACATCCGTTCGGCTTTCTCAGTAGAACCCGGAGATGTCAGAATGCAGCGTCCGGAGTATCTTGGCGGAAGTCGTAACCCGATTTCTGTTCAGCAGGTCACCCAGACCACTGGAAGTAGCGAGGAAAACAATACCCTTGCAGAGCTTGGTGCTTTTTCGCTTTCTTCTGGTCATGCTCGCTTTAACAAAGGTTTTACGGAACATGGCTATATTCTCGGTGTGCTTTGTGTTCGGTATTTTCATACCTATTCGCAAGGTCTCGAGCGTTTTTGGAGTAGATTGAGTCGTTATGATTTCTATGACCCTGCCTTTGCTCACTTGTCAGAACAGCCCGTCTACCAATCCGAGATTTTTTTCAACGGAACAAATGCGGGTGGTTCAAACAGAGCTATCTTCGGTTACAATGAGCCTTATGCCGACTTACGTTTTAGGCCAAACCGGATATCAGGTCAGTTTACCGAGAGTGGAAGCGGATTAAACATTTGGTCTTTCTTCGATGAGTATACCACGGCTCCCACGCTTTCACAGTCTTTTGTCGAGGAAACGGCGACTTATGTAGACCGTTGTCTCTCGGCTCCCAGTACGACTATTGACAATTTCATGTTCGATATTTGGACTGACTGTAAGGCCGTTCGTGTGCTTCCTGCTCGTGGTGTGCCTGGTCTTGTTGACCATTTAGGTAATCAGTAATGACAGCGAAAGAATTACAGGATTCGACTATTAACCCTTGGCCGGAGAACGGTTCTTTTTCCGATAAATGGAACTGGAATAAAAGTACAGTTAATTCGTGGCTAGAAAACCTTTTTACCGGCAATCGAGATTGGCAACGTGAAATTCTTGCTACTGAATACGCGAACGCGTTTTCCGCGTCTGAAGCCGAAAAAGTTCGTCAGTTCTCTTCTGCGGAAGCTCAAAAGAACCGTGACTGGCAAAAAGAGATGAGCAATACGGCTTACCAGCGTCAGGCTGCCGACCTCAAGGCTGCCGGTTACAATCCCGCGCTTGTCCTCTCCGGAGGCGGTGCGTCTGTAGGTTCTGGCGGAACTGCTACTGGTTACGCTGCTAGCGGCTCCGCCCCTAGAGCCGGTAAGTCTGGAGAAGGCGGTAAAGCCCTCATTATGGGCTTAGCCAACACCGCCTTGTCTCTGTATACTGCTGGTCTTTCAGCCGGTACGAAAGCCGCCTCGTCGGCCCTCCAGTCGGCAACTGCCAAGGAGAACGCCTTGCTTCGGTCTCAAACCGCGCTTGGCGTCGCAAGAGAGCGATCGGCATCTTCGGACTACAGAACCAATCTCCAAGTACTCGGACTTCTTGACGACCAGCGTCATAGGAAGATCCCGAAGAAATAGCCCTTTTCTATACCTCATATATTTTTTCTGCGGAAGACACTCTAGAATGGAGTGTCTTTTTGTA